AGGAAGCCCAACCGGGTGCTCCTCTATCCCAAACTTTCGTTCAGTGGAGGAATTCACACAGTTAGACAACTGCTTCAATGAAGCAATCATCTGGCCCTCAGGCAGATTGTCGGCTAAATACTGTTGGGAAACAGCTAAAGCCTTGACCTGCCAAAACTCCCACCCATAAGGGTGTCGGTCTAGACGAAGCTCGTCGACGGCGCCAATAAAGGCACCATCGCCGAACCCGTCTGGGAGCCGGGGTTCACGCCATCGGGCCGGTGCTAGCTTGCGAAGTCTTGTCAGGACTTCCTTAACATCGACTCCCGTCCGTTCACCCCAACGATAAACGTTGTTGTGCACGAGGAATAGTCGATCCAAGCTACGAACCGGTTCTTTGACGTAAAACGGGGTAATATCGTTTCCTTGAAAGTAGTGTTTACCACAACTTTCTCTATACGGACCAGTCAGGTAGGTTTTGTTCAAGTTCGGTTTGAACCCGGCTTGCCATAGCCTAAACAGGACTTTGTCCGCTTGGTCAGTGGGGACTACAATATCGTCCCCATAGACAAGGATACGACTGTCCTTCTCGTTTATGTTCCACGAAGCCACTTGCTGGCAAACGCTCCAGAAGAAGAGCGTCTCCAGCTCAAAAGTGAACCCATTTCCCATAGACGAGACCTTCTGGTAAGGTATCACCTCTCCAGATGGAAGAACGCCAACCGGCGATCGGCACTGCTCAAGTGCCCACCACCAGTCGTTAGGCAGGATAAAACTGACTAGTTCCAGCGAAAGAGTGTCGCTCGCCATAGATAAATCTATGGTTGCTAACTCGCCAAGGCAAGAGCCAATTAAGGCACCAACCTGGTTTCGCCGTTGATCGTCAAGATCTATCCCGACGCGCTTAAGACGACGCCGTATCACCCCGCCGATCCCTTTCTGAACATAAATGTTCATATCGGGCTCTTTGGCAATGGTACGGTCCGTCTTATAGTTCTTAGGAACGGTTATGATGCTGTTTCCCCGAACAACCTTGACGGGTTGTCGAGGACCCTCCGTGCCAGAGCACGCGATTTGAGTCCAAATCGGATTCATGCGAATTGCGCACGAAGCAAGGGCAGCATTTCCTAAAGTGCTCTCAGGTTGACCTGAATATTTATAGGCTGCTGCGGCTAGGCGACGGGGAAGGCGGGTTGTACCGCCAGGCCCGAAGCCGAAATACCGCGCACACTCGTCCCACGAGAACGAACCCAGCGTATCCCTTATACGCATAGCCACACCCCTCCAAAAGGGGTCATAGGCGAACGTACGAGGAACCCAATGGTTTGTCTCGCGACACAAGTCCTCGGCCTCCTGGAATCGCTTCCAGGTGACTGCTTCCTTTTCGGGAGACGGTTTACCGTCATCGTACTTAGAAAACAGCTCTCTTATCAGGAGCGAACCTCGAGCAGCCTCAAGACTCGAAAGGTCTAGAGGAGTTTCACGGCCAAGAACACCGACGGGGGAAATCCCCACGATGGAGGCCATGAGCTCAAGGAGCTTCTCATTTGAGAATCCGAAACCAACACTATTGGCACGTTTACGAGCCATACTGGACATCCTTTTAAGGAGTGAAACACCGACAACCTAAAGCCCGCGTTTCCGTAATAAAACGGAGGCAGCTAGCTCAAGGATACGCATCATAACTTTCGCGACGATGCGCCACTTCCGCACCCCCGGGGTCACCCCCGGGTTAGTAGAAGGGTTCAATGTTTTCAACGGTTTGCTTGACGAGCGCATTATTGTAAAAATTTACAATATACGCAAGCAAGTTCTTCCGTTCCTGAAGCGTGGCGCTCGGGTGAATATTCAGCGTACCGCTGAAACTCGAGTACCGAACGACTTGGTCGACGCCATCAACAGTGGCAACTGTGGGCATATAAAGCCCAGTGGCTACCTTATTGGTGGTCCGAGTACCAGAAGGTTCCGACACCTCGTGAGAGAATGTCAGGAAACCCGCTGGGATCGTCGGGGACCGATCGGCAAACCTCGCAAGGGATCCGTCAGTTGTGACGGGTGCGAACGAATGCGCGACTGGTGTGGTCTGTCCATCGTTAATGGACAATGCAGCAATTGCTGGCATGAGCTATACCTCGAACAAGTTAATGGATTAACGAGGGCGAAATGCTTGCGCAAGCAACGCAAGACCATTCGCCATATGCCCTAGGGACCGCGGGTCTTTAAACCGCGGTAAGCCGAACGGAACGCCGGTTTGCGCGCTCCGCCTTAACTCAATCACACGCTGAGTACCGACCCAATCGCTTGACCAGGTCCTTGTAGAACTGGAATTACTGAGACCACGATCCACCCACTGCG